GAAACTTTTTTATATCTCCTGGTTTTGAACTATTATCTATCATTATCCTACTTTATAGAGTAATCCAAGAAGTTGTTTCTTATAGTAACTATTTAACAAGCCACTGGAGGAACTAAATGATCCTGCACTGGATCCACCACCACTTGGAACTGGTATAGGAATAGGACCTTGATCTTGCATTGGAACAATTATTTCTTCATTAGTTCCATCCTCATATCCTGCAAATTTTTCAAGATTACCAGTGCTCTTCTGTCCTTGTGAAGATGAAATAGGAGAACCAGATGATTGTGATGAAGATGATTGACTAGGTGATTTCTGCATCTCACCTCCAGTTTGTGGTTGTTCTGATGACATACCTTCCTCAGTCAATTGAGGTGGATTGACTGAACTTTCCTCCAATCTTAATTGATCAGTTGATACTTTTGCTGTCTCTACTGATAGACCTGGATTACCTGCAGTATTAAATAAATGATTCTTATATTTTGTCACATTAACATTTTGAGATGCGTCATTAAATGCAGATGCAGTTCTAAACCCGGTTGATGCAAGTAATTTATTAATACTGTTAGCATCCATTCCTTCTGCTTCCAATCTACCTCTTAGATCAGCAGTGTTTAAGGCAATATCAATTGCCTTTTGTGCATCATCCAATTGCGCTTGTGATCTTTTTCTATTGATAGAACCATCAGAAACTGGTTGATATTGATTTCTTCCCATAATAACACCAGTGATAGTTTTATCCTTAGCAAGGAATGTTCCTGTAGATGCTTTTCCAGATTGAATAAGACCAGCACGATTTAAAACACTTCTTGCTACAAGTGCCATACCCATTATACCTTCTCCACCTGCCTCTGCATAAACTAATCTTCTGAATAAATCTTGCTCTGATTCTCCTACTGATGGAGGTTTCATAACACCATTTACTAATGGAGTTTGTGGTGTTGCTGCTGCCAGATCCTCATCAGGTTTCAAGAAAGCATCTTCACTTGCAGTAAATGATGGCATCTTAAATCCATCAGGGAAGAATGATGACTTCAATAATTCTCCCATTTTGGGGAGATCAAATAATACTCTAGGGTCAGGAACTTTTTTACCTGCCAACAATCCAAAACCTGGTATCAATCTAATAGCTAAATTATCAGGAATTTCAAATGAATGGTCTTCCATTATCTTATCTTTTAGTCTTCCAAATCCACCCTTAATAAAATCAAATGCCTTACCACCAACTTCTAATGCTTTAGAGAAATCATTTTTAACTCTTTCTTTAACTGTTTCAATTCCACCACCTTTGATGAGTTCATATACTAAATCTCCACCATACTCACCCAACAATCCACCTATAATTGTTCCTAGAACTGGAATAGGAATGAATGTTCCAAGCACTTCACCCAATCCTGTGCCTATTGCTTTGTAAACTGCTTTCTCAGCTGGTTCCCCACTCAATAATGATGCTATTAGAACAATAAGAGGACCAACAATTGGTATTTTTATGCCCTTTGCTGCCTTTGCAAGACCTTTCATTGCTGGAGCAATATTCAAACTCTTTCCTACATTCTTTAAACCTGAAAGACCCTTACTACCTAAGTTTTTTAGTGCTTGAACTGCAGGTGCTGCAGTCTTTTGAGCACCTTTTAGTCCCAACTTAGCATCAAACACTCTCTTAGCAACAAAATTACTTAGTCTTCCTAACCCAGATACACCAGGTTTCATTAAATTTTTTGCAAATTTTATAGCAGATTTGCCACTTTGTGTTAAAAGTTTGGATATATTTTTACCAAATTTAAAAAGTTGCTTTAAAACAGGTGCTTTCTTTAAAAAATTACCTATCAATTGTATTGATTTTTTTGCAAGATTAAATATTGCACCACCTATTCTTCTTAAACCAGACGCAATTCCTTTTCCAGCTTTTTTAAATAAAGTCCCTACTGGTCTGAGAGCATTTTTTATACCACCTGCTATTAATTTTCCAACACCCTTTACACCACCTTTTATTAAATTGAATGCAAGTTTAATTGATTTGCCAAATACTTGAACTGCGCCCCTAATTAATGCAAAAAGAAGATAAGCATTATCTCTTATAAAATCAAGTGCGCCCATTATCTTCTTAATATTTTTTAAAAGAAGTAAAAGCAATCCACCTAATAATATATTCTTTAAGAAATCAAATATTCCAAGTTTTGATCCCACTGCACCAATAGTACCAGCAAGAATACCTGCTGCACCCTTTCCTTTTTCTAATAGTGCTTCCCTATTAGCCCTTCTTGCTTTTTGATTAGATTCTTTTCTTGCTTTTCTTGTATCCAGTTCTGCTTGATATTGTTTCTTTAAAGCATCATCTATTGAAGATGATATGTTTACAAGATTATTGATTTGGGAATTGATTTTTTCATAACCAATTTTAGAACCAGTATTTTCTAACTTTGGTGTCTTTGGTTTAGCAGATGCACTTGTTTTTATTAATGCACCTCCTCTTTCACCCATCACACTCTGTTGAGGAGTAATTTTTTGTTTTGGTTTTTTATTATCTAATTGTTTATTTTTTATTGATTTAGTTGCTGCCTTCTTAGACTTAGATTTAGATGCTACACTAGAAAGTGCTTTACCAATAGCAAGAAGAGAACCTGAAATAATAGCCATCTTATCCTACTAAATTATAGATTGATTTTACAATCAAAATCTCATTATTATTTGGATCAACAGATGATATATTTGGGACACCCTTTCCTTGACTTTTTGACCCAGATTGAGGAGGATTCACACCCTTAGCTGGAGTTTTAACAACTTTTACTTTTGTTTGTTTTTGAGCTGGCGCACTTGGAGTTGCTTTTGTTGTAGAGGGTTTGAATGATGGATTTGTTGATTGTTGAAGTTGTCTATTAGCAGTAGAATCCTCTCTGAAACTTGCCATTTTTGGAGCACTTCCTACTTCTGTAGTTTGTGTTGGACCTTCTGTAGACTCAGGCATACCACTCATAAAAGATTTTATTTTTGCCCTCATATAATTACCACCCTTAGACTTTACTTGTCTTGTAGTAAAATGCCCACCAGGATGAGTGACTGGACCATATTTAACTTGATCTAAATCCCACCTCTGAACACTACCACCCAATTGTCCAGATTTAACTCCTTTTCTTTCCCACTCACCATGTGTCAATACATTTCTATCAATATTTGCAGTAGTCCAACCATATGCTTTTGCTAGACCAGCTGCCTCCATTGCCATTGCATCTAATTGTGCTTGTCTTGGGGGATTTTGTTTCCATGCTTTTGATTCACTCCAACTACCTCCATTAACTCCCATAGCAGCAATGCCCAATCCTATTGATCCAGTATTATATCCACCTGTATGATTAGGTGCATCAACTCCATAATTTACATTCCTACTTCTTGGTTGCCCATTCCCCAAAAATACTTGATGATAAGGTCCTGTTGAGTTTGTATTTTGTGCAGCATTCCAATGTAAAAATATTTTTCTATTAGCAGCATCAGAAGGAGAACCAGCTTGACCACCAACTAAACCACCACCAGAGAATCCTTGAATACTACCAACAGTTTTTGGTTTATTAGTTCCACCACCAGCAGCATTCATTGCAAGTAAATTATTTGCACCATATTTCTGAACAGCACTAGTGCTCATTACAATCTCACCAGGTTGTGCTGCAATTAACTGAGTATCAGCACCAGCTCCTGTGATGTTGTAACTATTATTTGTTACCTGTCCTCCACTAGTGAACGTTTGAACAGGAGGAGCACTTCCTTGAGTCTGTTCTTTTTTAAATGGATCAAACTTAGGTATCTCTGGAATATCTGGTATCTCTAATTTTGGTGCCTGGTCTGGTATATTTTCTAATGGTTCCTGTCCAAAAAGTGCAAGTGCATCATTAATTCTATCTTCAATAAAATTCAAAGCTCCATGAATAGGTGCAATTATAAAATTATTAATTGGACTTAGAATAAAGTAATTAAATTCATTAGTGAATGCATTCACTGCTCTTATTAAACCATTCATAAATTCAACCACACTGTTCAGTGCGTCAACAAATGGTTGCAGCATCTTTGCAGGGTCTTTTAAAACATTCAGTAAGAATGAAAGAGCACCACCTAAAAGAATATTTTTAAAGAAATCACCAAGCATATCAAATAAACCCTTTACAGGTTTGACAACTTTCTTCTCTACATCTTTTGTCTTTGACTTACCACCTTCTAATTTTGCTTCTCTTGATTTTCTTTTTTGTTTTGCTTCTTCTTTATTAGATTCTTCTTCTTTACTCTTACCTAACAAATATTGTTTGTTCAAAGTGCCATAGATACTCTCCATATTATTTTGAAGAGAACTAAGTGATGGGGAGAGAAGATTGGATACCTTTACACTTTCATCTTGATCGGAAGAGATAACATCTTTTTGTGTGGAGGATGTTCTTGGTGTAAATTCTCCGGCACTTATAAGTTTTTGAGCAGACTTAGATTTTTCTTTTTGCTTTTTTTCTACATTTCTTATTAGTTTCTTTATATCAATCTTCTTCTTTGATGGACTTGATGAATTTATTTTTTTAATTCTTACAAATTCTTTTGTGAGGAGTGCAATATCCCCACTATCTGCATTACTGCTACCCATTCTGGCAGCAGCAATTTTCTCTCTTATTAATAATTTATAAGTATCAAAATCTATATCTGATGCGTCATCAATGCCAAGATATGAGCGCAAGATACCCTTATTAATCTCTTTGTCTACATTTTTGGTATCAAGAAGCATTCGCTCTTACCTTTGCCTTTTGTTCTTCATCTTTTAAGTGCTGTTCAAGAAGCAAAATATAAACATCACGCTCCCAAGGCATCATGTTTTCAATATCAGTTAATGAATATTTATGATACTGCATCAAGGCAAAATTAATTCTAAAAAATGACTCAAGATTCATATGAGCCATTGCTACGCGAAAAAACTGGATAAACCCTCCAACGTAACTTTATTTTTCTTCTTGGTGTTTGGATTCTTTACCTCAACTACATGAGAAAGTTTAGGCATGGTGCTAAAGAATTTTTCAATCTCTTTAAATTGATTGGAGTTCATTTGCTCCAAAAATTCTACAACTTCCTTTATACTTACATCATCAGCAGACCATACTTCTTCTTCACTGTAAATTTTATCAATGCAAGATGCAATCAATTCAAATGATTGATCCATATCAGGAGAATCAAATTCAAAATTATTTTTTACAAATTGATCAAGAGATGGATACTTCATGTCCATCACATAAACATCATCAATTTTTACTGTCTTACTATGTGTTTCATCATATTTTACCTCAATATCCTCAAGGTTAATATTCACTTTGACCTCAGTCTCTCCATCATCTGGACAAACAACATTTACCTCTACTTCCTCACCAACAGACTTACCTCTAATATTTAAAAACAAATATTCAATATCAAAAGTTGGGAGACTTTCAATACCAACATTTTTTGTCTGAATACAATCTGTTATGACTGCTTTGATTGCATTGGTGATTTGCTTTGAGTCCTCTGTTTCTAAAGCAAGCACTAAAAGTTTTTCTTCCTTCACTAAGAAAGGTCTAAATTTAATCTCTTGCCCAGAAGAAGGCAGTTTCAACTCATAAGTTGGTGTAACAATTTTTGGTAATGGCATACTATACTATAATAAGTTCAGTCAGTTTATTTATTAGGTTTGTCTTATACTATAAGTTTTTGATTGCATCACATATCTTGCAAAAGAAAATTCAACATTTAATTTTAAAAGATCACTTGATGTATAAGAAAGGTCCATTGAATTTGTAGCAATAGGAAAAGCATCTATAAATTCATATTCCAATGCTCTTCCATTTAAATTTTTTTCAAACTTTGTTACATACAAAGGTTCCTTATAATCAGTTGGATAATTGGCTCTGAATCCATTTTGAACACTTCTATAACTATCATTATTACCTCTGCTTGATTTGCCAGAAATAAAGTCCATCCATGATTCAAAGAATTCAACTATTTTATAATCACGATCAACATAAAATGACAATGATACTTGATTATTATACATTCTTCTGTAAGCCATCTTCTCACTTACACCCATATAATCAGAGGTGACCTCATGGGTAGCAAAAGAGGAACCAGGAAGAACAGCATCAGTACAAGATAGATTTACCATCTCTTGAATACCAGTTCCACCTGACCAAAGAATGTTTTTATCTGATCTCAATGTGGATATTACTGGACCAGGAGGAACAATAGATACTCTATAAACAGACGTCTGCGCAACATGCATTAACTTCGCTTGAAGTTCTTGCACATTATAGTGTCTTGGATTTGGCGCTGGCATCTATAAATAAAGTTGATTACTATTACTATGTAGACACAAAGTGGGTGGAAGTTACAAGTCAATTTTTAAACCATCTAATCCCCAAAAATATCAGGGAAATGCAAACAATATTATTTGTAGATCAAATTGGGAAAGACAATTTTGCCTCTACTGTGATAAAACTCCTAATATTTTAAGATGGGCATCTGAAGAATTCAGTATACCATATGTGTCACCAACTGATGGAAAAGTTCATAGGTATTATCCTGACTTTCTTATTGAAGTGAATGAGAATGATAAAGTGAAAAAGTATGTGGTTGAAGTAAAACCTAAAAAACAAACCACTGAACCAAAGAAACCAAAAAAAGTTACTAAATCATATCTTTATGAAGCAGCAACTTATGCAGTCAACCAAGCAAAATGGAAAGCAGCAAGAGAGTTTTGTTTGGACAATGGGGTTGAGTTCAAAATTATAACAGAGGATGAACTCTATGGAACAAGAGGATTACCTAGGAAGCACAGAAAATAGATTAGAATATGTGGTTGATGACATCATCAACAAATCATCTTCTGATGATAGAATGATTGCTCTGATTGAAGTTCTTACAGAAACAGAAGTGGTTCCAGATGTTGGAAGGTATTATACATTTGTTTATAAACCTAAGACACCAAGAATAAGATATGATCAAAATCCTTTGATTGCCTGTGTGTCCATAGATAGATGGGGATTTAAAGGATTGAATTATCACTGGGGTGAGTTTAGAAACTACACCTGGGAAGAAATCATTGGTAACCTGCACGTCATCTATCCACTTGAACTGAAAGATGCTAGATCAATTCCATATCAAAACTTCTTAATAAATAACTAGACGATAGGTATATCAATGTCCACACCCTTCTCATTGGAAACCAGAAGTTGGGTTTCTACACCAGGTAGGCCAGAACTTTTTGTTGCGGAAAAAGTATTAAGAAGAGTAAGAGGAAATAATCAATCACGTTTAACTAATGAGACAATAAAAATATACTTTAATTTAAGCACTGGTGCTATTGAATTTAGAGATAGTAATAATAATTTGATAGTATCTTTTGACAAGGATTCTAGAACTCCAAATTTCACATCAGATGACTATGATCAATATTTTAGTGAGACTAATGCATCAACACGTGGACAATATGATAGATTACTTACTTGGACCAAACAACAAGCACTTGCTATAGCATCTGATGATGGTCCTGAATCTTACAAAAGAATATCAACAGCTGTACTATACAGAAGTACTGCAAACTCATCAAATGCAGCAGAATCTTCTATTGCAGATGGTTCTGATAACAATACCAGTGATGCTAATCCAACTTTCTCATCTCCAACATCTGGCACTGGGTCAGGTGCATCTAATTTATTAAGATATCCATTAAGAGTTCCCAATCTTGGATATGATTTTATAAAAATTGAATCATTTAAGTATGAACCAGGTGGTGCTGGAGGATTGAGACTTAATTCTGAACGCCAAAGTAGGCGTGGTCTTCAAACAGAGGATACTATTATATTACCAATGCAACCCAACTTTTCTGAATCTAATGCAGTAAGTTGGGGTGGTGATAAAGTAAATCCATTACAAATGCTTGGTGCTGGACTGGCTCAAGGTGCCATTACAGCTCTTGGATCAGGTTTGGGAATTGATCAAGATATGATGAATGAAGCTCAAAAATCTTTTAGTGGCACTATTGATGATGTAAAGGGAGTATTAAGTGATCCCAAAACAGGTCCTGCATTAAAAGCATATTTTGCTGGTCAGGCAGTTGGTGCTAATATCCAAACAAGAACAACTGGCACTGTTCTCAATCCCAACCTTGAATTACTTTTTAGTGGACCAAACCTAAGAACATTCCAATTTAATTTCAGGATGACTCCTAGAGATCATGATGAGTCATTAATGATTAAAAAAATTATAAGATCATTTAAAAAGAATATGGCTGTTAAAAAGTCAAAAAGTAAATTGTTTTTAGAAACTCCAAACGTATTTCAACTTGAATACATTTATAATGCTGATGGTCCAAATGGTGGTCAACAACATCCTTACTTAAATAAGTTTAAAACAATGGCAATGACATCATTCAATGTCAATTATACTCCTGATGGAACATATATGACATATGGAAGAGATGGATCTCTTACTGCATATGATATTAGCATGGCATTTGGTGAACTTGAACCAATATATGCAGATGATTATGATGATCAATTCACAGATATGGGATTCTAAAAATGTCAGAATACTTTTCCTACCTTCCAAATTTTGAATACATTAATAGAGGTCCTAACGACCAACAGATTACTGAATATACTAAGGTTAAAAATCTTTTCAAGAGAGTAAAATTTTCTAATGATTTGTTCCAAGATTTAACTTCATATACAAAATATAAAATTATTGGTGATGAAAGACCTGATAATGTAGCAAATAAAATTTATGGCAATGCTGTCTATGATTGGATAGTTTTATTGTCAAATAATATTATCAATATAGAAGAAGAGTGGCCACTTTCACAATTAAGTTTTGAGAACTATATGTTAAGAAAGTATGGTGAAGAAAATTATAATTCTGTGCATCACTATGAGACAATTCAAGTCAAAAATACAAAGGGTGATGTAATTGTTCCAAAAGGTCTTGAAGTTCCATCAACATATACTATTAAATACTTTGATTCTGTGGGGTCAGAGATGATTACAAGAGATAATATTACATTGTCAGTTACAAATAATGAATATGAAAATAAAGTCCAAGATCAAAAGAGAAATATTTTCTTAATAAGACCTAACCTTATACAAGAGGTTATAAATCAAGTGACTAAATTTATGGAATATGAAGAAGGAAGCACACAATATGTTTCTGAGAATTTAGTGAGAGGTGAAGACTCCAATCTCTATTCGTAAAAAAGTAAGGGGGTTAATTTTTTCCTGGAGAATTTTTTGCCCCTTTTTTGGAATCAAAGTTGAATTTTGCCCACAAAAAAGAGGGGTTACCCCCTCAGAAGATTTATGTATGCTGCTATAACAAGTAAGGTTAAACAAACTTGATTATATCTCATCAACTGTCAGCAAGTTTAGCGAAGTAAGACATAGCGTCATCATCATCGTCAGTAACAGTGGGTGTTGCTTCAGGAGTTTTTGATGCTTGGTAAGAATCTTCAAGTTTACGCATGACTTCTTCTTCGCTAACTGTTTTTTGTTCAGTTGCTGCATAGTTGTCATACTCTGTCTCCTCCTGTACTGGTGCTACCCTTGATGATTTTTTGCCAAGAACATAATCAAGTCGCTTCTTCAGTTCATCATAAGTTTTGAACTGATCAGTAGAGGTAAAAGCAGTCAATGAATATTGCTTCTTCCACAGTGCTTCCATAGCATCATCATCCTCAAGGATGGGTGCAGGGGTATCAAACTCAGATGAATCATAGTTCCAGTATCCCTGAACCTTCTTCAGTTTCAGTTTGAAGTTAGCACCCTGCCAGAAGTCAAAAGGATTGATAGGAGTCTCATCCTCAAACTCAGGTTGCATGGCACCCATGATCTTATCAAAGATCTTCTTGCCAAACTTGTACAAGAATACTCCACCTTCATTCTGAGGGTTGGCAGGATCCCTTACAACATAGATGTTTGCATAGAAGGACAGTTTACGCTTTTGCTTGCGCACAGTATCCTTATCTGTTTCATTACCAGTATTCCAAAGTTCCCTGTTCAGTTCTCCAACAGGATCTTTACCACCCACTGTGGTCAAAGAGTTTTCAATATACCATCCACCAGGTCCTTGGAATGCGTGTGAGAAGAGTTTTACCCAAGGAAGATCTTCTCCTTCTGGAGCAGGCAGGAAACGAATGATTGCAAAACCATTACCTGACTTATCCATTTCTGGTTTCCAAAGGCGATCATCTGCACCTCCACCAGTATTGTTCATCTTCTCTACTTCTTTCACCAGTTTATTAGTGAGAGAACCTAAGGAAGACTGCTTCTTAAGGTCTTTAAAAGACATTGTATTCTCCGTATTGAATGTATTTGGTCTGTGTCCTTTAGCTTGGTTGAGGATCAGGCAGCCTCTAATATAGTCTATGTATATGGGAAAGTCAAGTGTCTTCCTGGATGGTTTTCTTCATTGCTTCAATCATAGTACACATATTTGAAAAAACATATCCAATATCAACAT